AATTTACCAAGACTTTTTAATCGCTCAGAGACGAGCACTACAATTAAAACTTGTCCTGGATTTGTAAACTATTTTAGAAAAGTGTTAGTTTTTACATCTCCTTTTGATATGGAGTTTCTAATATCTAATAACAAGTTAGAGCAGTGGGCAATGGGTAATGGCGATTTTAATATCTTATGAGTGTGACAACTCATAGTAACTCACAGCTATTGGATTATGTACAAAACGATAATTATCAATTTGTAATAAAGATATGTATGTTTAATTATATTCAATCAGATGCACCTTTATATTTTCACAATGCATCATGGGAGTTTAGAAATTGGGAATGTCTTCCTGGTGTAATACATCCTAAAGATATACCAACTGATTTAAATATGTTTCTACCTATAAGAAAAGAAACGGATAAGATAGTTATTAAAAAGGACGAACCATTATTTTATATGTCTTTTGAAACACAAGATGATATTGAACTCCATTTTTCTGGTAAAAAGTTTGATCTGACAAGCCATACCAATACTTTGAGCTATAAGTTTTCTATACTGAAAGATAGAATACTTGGTAAAAAAATAGTATAATAAGCCATATGCCATTAGCTAAAGTACCATTCGCAGCAGGTTTTAACAAACAAATCACAGCAACCCAGGCTCAAAATGTCTGGATTGATGGTGATAACGTGCGTTTTAGATACGGCATGCCTGAAAAAATAGGAGGATGGAATCAATTAAATGCAAATGATTTAGTAGGTGTTGCTAGGCAAATGCACAATTGGTTTGATTTAGATGGTAGAAGGTACTCTGCAATTGGAACAAATAGAATTCTAGCTATTTATTATGATGAAATATTTTATGACATAACTCCGTTAGATTCAGTAAGAACACAAGCAAACTGTGACATCACCACTACTAATGGTAGTAACATAGTGACTATCACTACACCAGCTAATCATAATTTACAAATTACAGAACTTGTAGCATTTTCTGCTGCTACAGGATTATCAGGAACTAGTTTTACATCTGCTAATTTTACCGATAATCTCTTTGAAGTTTTGACGGTTCCGTCACCAACTACTTTTACTATTCAAATGCCATCAAACGAATCGACAGGATCCGTTACAAATAATGGATCTTTAACAATAACACCATACATTGATATTGGTAATTACATTCAACAGCCTGCTTATGGTTTTGGTACTGGTACTTGGGGTCTATCTACATGGGGCACATCAAGAACATCTTCTAACTTAATTCTTGATCCAGGCCTGTGGTCATTGGACAATTATGGTCAAACACTAATAGCTACTGTTCATAACGGCCCAAGTTTTTCTTGGAATCCTGTTGCAGCAGATACAAATGCTCTTGCTACAAGAGCGGTAGCTTTATCTGGTAACCCTACAAAAAGTGTGGCTACCATTGTTTCTGACAGAGATAGGCACTTAGTTCATCTAGGCACAGAAACTACAATTGGAACCACTTCAACACAAGACAAAATGTTTATAAGATTTTCTGACCAAGAAGATTTAAATACATATGCACCTACTTCTACAAACACTGCAGGAACTTTTAGACTAGATAGCGGAAGTGAAATTATTGCAGCGGTGAAAGGTAAAGATTACATTTTTATTCTTACGGATACAGCTGCATATATTATGCAATTTGTGGGCCCACCTTTTACATTTAGTATAAAACAAGTTGGAACTAACTGTGGTTGTTTGGGTCCGAATTCTGCAGTATATGTCAACGGAGCTGTATATTGGATAAGTGATGAGGGTGGCTTTTTTGTTTTTGATGGTACTGTAAAAGCCTTACCATGTTTAGTAGAAGACTTTGTTTTTACATCAAATGGAAATAATTTAGGATTAAATTTTTCTGCAGGTAAAATAACATTTGCTTCACATAATAGTTTGTTTAGTGAAATAAATTGGTTTTATCCTAAAGCAGGTTCAAATAATATAGATAGAGTAGTAACTTATAATTATGACGAGAATGTATGGACTGTAGGAACTTTAGCTAGAACAACTTATTTTGATCAAGGTGTGTTTCCGTTACCTTATGCAACAAGATTTTACACAACAGGAACAGGGACTTTTCCTACTGTACAAGGGATCACGAACCAAGGCGCCAGTAGATTGTATGAACATGAAAGTGGTTTAAACGAAGTTGATGCTAATGGGACTACCACTGCAATACAAGCCTTTATACAATCAGGAGATTTTGAATTAGACGTTGAAGGTAACGGTGAGTATTTTATTAAGATTAGAAGGTTTATTCCTGACTTTGGTATTCTATCGGGTCAAGCAAAGGTAACTTTAAATTTAAGAGCTTTTCCAAATGATACACAAGCCTCTTCACCTTTAGGACCGTTTACAGTAACACCAACAACAAAACAAATTCATACACGTGCAAGGTCAAGATTAGCTAGTGTTAAGATTGAAAATGACGCTGTAGATCAAAATTGGAGATTAGGATTATTTAGATTCGACATTCAGCCTGACGGACGTAGATAATGCAAGTAAAAGATATCTCTATTGAGTATTTTAAAAAGAAAATACCTTTTTCAAAAGACTATTTAGAATTTGTAAAAAACCAAAAGCTTAATAATCATGAGGCACAAAACAATAATTATGATTATGACGAATCCAATAAAGAACTGTTGGATTTGACGCTTGAACAGCTTGATCCTTTTTTTAAAGAAGTAGGTGTTTATTTAGGTTATAAAAAATATGGTTTAGTAAAAGCTTGGATACAGCATTATGAGAAGGGTCATTTTCATGATCTGCACACCCACGAATCAATAAAAGATTTCTATTCTTTTTCTTATATAATCGATTGTACTGAGGATTCTTCTCACTTAAATTTATATAATCCAGGTTATCCCTATTTGAGTTATTATAAGAAAAAAATAAAACCTGAAGTAGGATTGTGTACATTGTTCCCTTGTTTTTTACCTCACTCGGTTGACCCAAATAAAGATAATGTTAGACTAATAGTAAGTGGTAATATTAAATGGCAAAAATAACAGCATACATACCAGAACCAAAAGATCAATATGATGTTTCTAATCAAAGACAAATATTAGAATCAGTTGATGTAATAAAACAACAACTTAATTTTTCATATCAAAAAGACTTGAAAGATGAACAAGAAGCGTTTAATTATTTTATATCATGACAATTCAATATAAAAACCAAGGTTTTAAACAAGCCGATACAAATAAAGCTACAGTACTGACATGTCCGTCTGATGCTACAATTATTATAAAAAGTGTTTATTGTGCAAATAATGATGCCTCCTCGGCTATATTAGTAAATATGAATTTAGTAGATTCTTCTGCTTCTAGCACTGAATATGAATTTTTCAGAGATGATGTTGCAGCCAAATCACAAATTAATGCCACCCCTCAAGGCTTAAACATAGAATCAGGAGATGCAATAACAGTACAAGCGGCTACAGGGAGTAATAAAATTCAAGGTGCTGTGAGTTATGCATTAATAGATAGATCACAAGAAAATGGCTAAAGTAAAATTTCTTAATTTCACACCAAGACCAAAACCAAGAAAACGTCCGAGACGTCATACAAAAAGACTTAACAAAAATAAAAAAAGATGTTATAAGCGCTACAACCGTCAAGGAAGGTAGTAATGACTAAAAAAACTGTTAATATTGGTGGACAAGAAGTTCCCGTAGTTAAAGCCACAGCAATTGAGGAAGTTCTTAATAAAAGAACAGGAAAGAAATATGCTAATAAAGCTGATTTTGATAATGATGTTGCTAATCCCAATAGTGACACTACTAACGATGATTTACAAATCAATCAAAAAATAACAGTTGATTCTTTAGAAGTTTTTGGTAAAACCGAATAATGCAACCGTACGGTGGAACTGAAATTCAATTTGATTATTTAAAAAAATTTGTTGAGTATTCATTATTAGATTCTGTTCAAATAACTACATCTATTCCTGAAAAAGAACCTCTACATCCTGTAAAACCAAATATTCTTTGGTTAAAAAATTCTTATGATCAACCTAACTTACATGCCTGGTTCAAAGATAAAAAAAATCATGACAAATATGATTGGTATGTGTTTAATAGTCATTGGAGCTTTGAAAAGTATAGATATTTTTTTAAAATACCAGAAGACAAATGTACTGTAATTAAAAATGG